AATTCGTTGTCTCCTGTTGTTATTACGTTGTTTTTGTGTTTTTTGCTTTCATAATGAATTTCTATGTTATACTTTTTACACGTGGTATAATCACAATATTCGCAATAATAATTATTGCCATTTTTTGCTAAAAAATCGTTGTCAACCGTTGTCATAAAATATAAGTACATTATATTTTAAATACTTTTAAATAAAAATAATAAAATTTTATCGTAACAAAATTAGAATTATTTTTTCTGTGACCACACCATAAAAATCAATTATGGTCTCATTTTGAGAATTTGGAGCAAAGTATTTTAACTTTTGAATTTTGGACATTTATAAATGTCCATTTTTGGATTTTCCAAAAAAGTCTTTCAAAAACACTTCAAAAATCATCACTACACGTCTAGGGCTGGATTTTTCACAAAAATTCACACTATTGTCTACATTATGTAGTATTTTACATTTACTTCGTTTCAACTTTTCTTAAAAGTGGATTATCTAATGTTTTTGCTCCACTTTTCTTAAAAGTGGATTTATAAATCTTTGTCACCTTTATCAACGACAATATTTTTTGTAATATTTCTAATAATCTTATCTTCTTTTTCCAAGTCATTATCCCCCGATCCACCAAATGATTCTATTATTAATTTATGATATTGTGTTGAATATTTTGAATGGTACTCATTATAATCAGGATGTTTTTCTTTAAACTTTTGAATCAACCTCGCATTTTTGGTTGCAACCTTTTTAATCACTTTGCGAATTTTATCCTTTTCTTCATCCTTTTCCCATTTATCTTCATCTTTTATGTAAATAGTTTCTCTCTTTTTATCAGTACAATGAACCGGTCTTTGAGTAACATCTAATGCATTTAAATTCTTAACAATGATATTAGAAATACCCTCTACATAACCGATTTCTCCCATCTTTTCTAGATCAGATAATTGAAGTTGTATAGATTCAACAAAATCCATAATATTCATCGCATCTTTGCACGTCTCGTTGAGAAAGAATTGCAGATTGAATGCCTTATTATGTGAATTAGTATGTGTTGTATTATGTGTAGTATGTGTACCATTTTCGATTACTTTCATCATCATACTTTTCATATCAGAATTCTCTTTCATTAAATATTTCATAAATTCCTTAAGCTCTTGTGTTTCATTTATTTGCGTAGGATCTGCTATTTCCAACGATTCTTTTTCTGTGTTACATTTTTTTTTATGTCTCCATAATCCAGAATTATCCTTATATAATTTTCCACAATTATCGCATTCATATGAGTTTTTTTGAGTATTTTCCATTGATAAACATTGCGAAACAGTACTTATGTGTTTTTTGGTGTTGATATGACGACTGTAATCATTTTTATTACACGTATTAAAGTCACATTTTTCACATACATAAGTATGGAGTTTTTTTGAGTTTTTTTCATTGCTAAACATTGATATATATAGCAATGAAAAAAACTCTTAATTTTTGAACACTAAAAAATAAAAATTTTACCGTCACAAAATAAAAATTATATTTTAGGTGCCCAGACCATAAAAATTAATTATGGTAACAAATATATAATTTGGGGTAAAGTATTTCAACTTTTGAATTCTGGACATTTATAAATGTCCAATTTTGGAATTTCCAAAAAAGTCTTCAAAAACACATCAAAAAATCGATACTACACGTGTAGTACCGTTTTTAAACCAGTTTTATAACAAATCTCTACATTATGTAGTATTTTACATCCTTTCTCATTTAAAAATTTCGCTTTTTGTTATATTTTCTTTTATGAAAATTTCCTTCTACACCACACTTATCATCTCTACTTCTTACAATAGAATAAAATATTACATAAAATTATTTATATAAAATTATACGATTGGAGTATTTGTTACGGTAGTTGGAACACTATTTGTAACCGTAGTAGGCAAGCTATTAGTTATTGTAGTTGGTACAGATGTTTCTGTGATTATCGTAGATGGAGTATTAGTTACGGTAGTTGGTACAGATGTTTCTGTTATTATCGTAGATGGAGTATTTGTTACTGTAGTTGGTACAGATCCAATGCTAGAACTATTTACTAGTGGTTTCGCCGGTTTTACTACTCCTGCCACAACAACTGGTGGTGGCTTTACAAAAGGTTCTTCTTTTACAGGGCTTGAAACCGCGTTTTTTGTCTCTTTTATAATTTTAGAGGCTTCCGTTTTTAATGCTTCTATTTGTTTTTGCGTGGTCTCTAAAATTTTTGATTCAACTATTGCTTCATATAATTTAACCCCATTTACATAATCTGTTTCACATTTAACGTATAAATCTACTATTAAACGTCTACTTTTTTCAACCGCTTTTTGTAAAGAATCTTCTGTTAACTTAGGATTCACTCGTATTACTTTTTTGTTTGAATATGGGTCAACTACATATGTAAATAATTCATTTATTACTGACAATAACTTAGATTGATTATCTGCTGCAGTTTGTATCATTTTTTTAGTATTTTCGGCATAATCAAGAAACAGTTTATCTTTCATATTCATAGTATATTTAGTTTTTAAAACAGGATTCGCACCTTGACATCCGGGCCTTTTATTGTAATCTCTCAATTTGATATCACTAAATTTAGTTATTTCAGATGGCATAGTTTCATTGCCTGTAAAAGCCGTATAAAATAACTTTAAATCTTTCATAAATTGTTTTTTAGTTGCATCTGACATTCCAGTGAAATTTCCATTGGAATAATCATAATTATCATCAAGATATAGCTTCATAAGTTCTGTAATACCCGGCTCATCAGAAAGCGTTTTATCAATACCAGTCTTAGTAGAATTCATATCACATACTTTTGGCTCTAACGATACATTGCCTGTAGTTTGATCAATTTGTTCACCCTTTTTAAGAGCTCGTATTCTATTATCACAAATATTTAATTTATATAATTTTCTATCAACGCCTTTAGGAATTTTATCCTTTTCAAGTAATCCCGTTTTAACCGTTTGACCGGTAGCATCTTTATAAGTATAGACCGGGTTGATCGTCATTACAATCGCCGCAAATACGTGTGCAATTTTAACATAGAATTTTGCGATTCCAATACAAACACGTTTTTTTCGAATACTTTTTTGAGCATCATTTGAAATATCTAAACTTTCAAGATTATCCTTGTTAATAAAAATAATTTTTTCTTTATTAAGCACATTAACTTCAGTACCTTCTTTTATTCGTTGTGCAAGATATGTTACCTCCATATCATTAAAATACCTTTCAATAATATCAGAAGTAAGAACAACCAATTTATCACAATAAGCTTTCTCAGAAAGTTTGCTTAAACTCTTAAAATCCATTGTTAAGATATAATATGTGGCAATATAATCGATTACATCATAAAAGTTCTTAAATTCTTTTTCAGCAGTATCACTTGTATTACTAGAATTAGATGTAGATGACGCAGTATTTCCCATATACTATACTATTTTAAAAAAAAATAAATATAAAAATGCAAATAAATTATAATAAAATTGAATTGAAATTATTTTATCTGTTGAAAGATAAAATAATGATGAGCAAAGATAAAAGTCAAAAACGGAAAAATAGTATTGTAAACAAGACTGAACTATGGAACATATTTGATTCAGAAATAGAAAACCCAAATAAGCAAACAGTCCCATTAGAGTGTATTTATGGAGGAGGCAACAGAGAAGTTTGTGAAAGATGTGAGAGTATTTTAGCATTTTCAGAAGAAGGATTTTTAGCTTGTACAAATAATAAATGTGGAATTATTTATAAAGATTTAGTAGATCACGCAGCTGAATGGAGATATTATGGAGCAGATGATAATCAAAATTCAGACCCAACCAGATGTGGTATGCCTATAAACCCTCTATTACAGGAATCTTCATATGGGTGTAAAGTATTGTGTTATGGTCCAATGTCGTATGAAATGAGAAAAATTAGACGGTATACCGAGTGGCAATCAATGCCGTATAAAGAGAAATCGCAATATGATGAATTTCAAATTATTACAAATATGGCACAAAATGCTGGCATACCAAAGATGATAATCGACGATGCCATCATCTATCATAAAAAAATTTCAGAGTATGAATTAACATTTAGAGGTGATAATAGAGACGGGATTTTAGCCGCTTCTATATATATATCTTGTAGAGTAAATAATTATCCTAGAACGGCAAAAGAGATCGCTTCCATATTTAAATTGGATGTAACAAGCGCTACAAAGGGTTGTAAAAACGCTCTTGCAATTATTAATAACTTGGAGAAAGATATGGATAATAAAGAAAAGACTAATTTCGGTAAAACAAAACCGGAAGCATTTATTGAACGATATTGTAGTAAGTTAAATATAAATAATGAGTTAACAAAACTTTGTCAATTCATTTCAATGAAAATAGAAAAAATGGATATAATGCCAGAAAATACACCCCCATCTATTGCAGCAGGCGTTGTCTATTTCGTAGCGCAAATATGTAAATTAAATATTAGTAAAAGGGACGTTAAAAATGTTAGCGAAACAAGTGAAGTAACGATAAACAAATGCTTTAAGAAGCTAGAAAAGATATCGAAGGACGATTGTATTATTCCTGCGGCAATATTAAAAAAATATAATTTAGAACTGAAATAAACGCTTTTAAATATGTAATATATTTTAAAAATATAAATCTTGTGATTATTTCTTTTTGAATAATTTATACAACTCCTGACTTGTTTTGTAAATTCTTTTTTTATTGTGCTTCTTTATTTTTTGGAATATTTCGAAAAATTCTCTTTCTAATTGATCCAATTCATCACTTTCGTTTACTTCACCGCAACATCTATTTTTTAAATCTTCGATTTCGTTGATAAGTTGAGGATCCACGACTGCATCTTCATTTCCTATTTTACTATTATCAATATCTGATTCCGCTTTTTCATAAAGAAACCCAGATTTTCCGCATAAATTTTCATTATTTCTACAATGTATTGCGAAATTTGGAAGAGGTTGAATTCTATCACTTTTAGGAGATACATTGGTTGTAAACATTTTACACAATCCAAGCTCAAAATGTTCTTTTTTATTTGGAATATAAAATTTACACGAAGAACAAGGAGGATCAAAAGCCATAATAATATTAATTAATGAAAATAATAGCAAATATCGTAACATCACTAAGTATATTATTACTACTAATATCTTTAAATATATTTTAAATGGTTATTTATTAGATAATAACATAAATATTCCAATGTTAGAGTTATAAATCAAAAAATAAAAACTTTAATAAAACTATAAATGTCTCTTGAAAAAAGCGAAGTAAAGGAAGAACATACCTTTGTTCCAAAACGCATTTTTATTGTTCCATATAGAAACAGGGTTCAACATAAATTCTTTTTTAGCAAATATATGAGTTTTATACTTGAAGATAAAGATGATTACGAAATATATTTCTCTCATCAGTGCGATGCGCGGACATTTAACAGAGGAGCAGTTAAAAATATAGGTTTTATTGCTGCCAAAAATAAATATCCTGAACATTACAAAGATATTACTTTCATATTTAATGATGTAGATACCATTCCTTTTCATAAGATTTTTGACTATGAGACCACACACGGAGTCGTAAAACATTATTATGGTTTTAAGTATGCTCTAGGCGGTATAGTTGTAATGAAAGGTGCGGATTTTGAGAAAACAAATGGTTTCCCTGGATTTTGGGGCTGGGGAATGGAAGACAATGTATTGCAAAAGAGATGTCAAGCAGTAGGACTACACATAGATAGAAGTGTATTCTATAATATTGGCAGTCCAGAGATCCTGCAATTATTTGATGGAATATCGCGGATTATTAGCAAAAAAGATCCATGGCGCGGAGAGAACGATAGTGGGGTAGATGGTCTTAGATCAATTACTCAATTAAAATACACCGTAGACGAAAAATCGGAAAACCCAACAGATAACATATTTGTTGTTGAGAATTCAAGAATAAAGGTAATAAACATTTCTACGTTTCTAACACATATTCCATTCGGTTCAGAAGAATACTATAATTATGATTTGAGAGAACCTAAACGTAAAATTATACACCCAGACAAAATTAGAGAGACAAAAAAAACGGTTATTTCTACAAACGATTGGACAAATATACCATATTATCCAACAACTTTAGAGAAAAAGGAAAATATTGTAAAATATTTGATGTCTATGGGTAAACAAGTTCCGCAGACATTGTTAAATGAAATTTCTGATGCGAAAAAAATCGAAATACAACAAGATTCGTTTAATAATTTTAATGCAAATCAAAATAATCAAAATAATCAAAATAATCAAAATAATCAAAATAATCAAAATAACCAACAACAAATATATCAACCACACGTACAAAGCTCAAGATTATCAAAAATCCCCACACAAATGGCAAATCAACAACATTATTACAATAGACCTCCTCCGCCTCCAAACAAATATTCGCCAGAATATGCGGCATATATAGGAGCAAAACCTAGAGCTCAAGCGAGTGCTCGGATCCGATTGGGAGGCGCCTTTTAATCCAATCCACCTTTGGGAAAGGTGGAGCCAAACCCTTAAGAAAATGTTATAGCTAATTTGGCTCCACCTTTTCTAAAGTGAGTGGTTTCAAATTTATTAAATCTTTGGCTCCACCTTTTCCAAAGTGAGTGGTTTCAAATTTATTAAATCTTTGGCTCCACCTTTTCTAAAGTGAGTGGTTTCAAATTTATTAAATCTTTGGCTCCGCCTTTTCCAAAGGTGGATTAGGTGGAAATTTGTGCCACACATAAACCATTTCAGTATAATCATTTTGCCGTTTCGATTTTTTAAGTGTAAATACTTCGTGAGCTTCTCCTAACAAACCCTTTAAAACATTATCATATACCTCTTTGCATATATTAATAATATAATGACCTCCTTCTTGAAGACCATTATACGTTTTACTAAATAATGGTTTATAGAACTTTTCATCCATCTCCTTTTTCGATCCATATTTCACATTATTAGCATATTTTTCAATAAAATAATACGGCGGAGACGAGAATACTGTGTCGTACACATACCCGTCGTATTCTACTTCTAACGCGTCACAAAATCGCGTATTAAAAAACGTCGCACATTTTGTATTTAAATAGGCTATCATTCTTTGGTAAGGCTCTTTCAATTCGGTATTTATTTCAACGCCATAAAATGCGTCCAAGTTTAATGCAGCCGCTGCAACCGTGGAGCCACCCCATCCAGCACAAAAATTCAAAACCCGTTTTGCATTATATTTTGTATAGATTTCCATACAGTTTAGGGGGCGCATTATATTGATTGCGCTAATGCATATATTATAGACTTCCTTCAAGACAATGTATTCATTTTTAGTGTTATTTTTATTTTTAACATCTTTATAATATTTTAACATTGTTTGAATAAATTGTTTTTTTTTAAAATCTTCTATATTTTGCAGAAATTCATAGAAACTAACATCATATTTACCTTTTGTTTCTAGACGTTGCACAAAAGTAAAATAGTCGACTACATTATTTCCGATGCGAGAACGTGGTCCTATAGTATGTGCATCCTTTCCTATTTCGATCAATTGATTCATATCTTTTTCTAGATTTTGTAATGTTATATTTTTTATTTGTTTGGCAATATAGACCTTATCTAGAAGACTTTCCATATACACTTTTGTTAATATTATTTTTCCATAATAATAACAAATAAGCAACTTTTGAAAAAGTTGCGCAAAACAATAAAACAATAAAACAACTTTTGAAAAAGTTGCGCAAAACAATAAAACAATAAAACAACTTTTGAAAAAGTTGCGCAAAACAATAAAACAATAAAACAACTTTTGAAAAAGTTGCGCAAAACAAATACTACTTCTTATAAGCTTTATTATAATCCAACATATATTTCTGAAAATTAGTAACCTTTTTCTCGATATCACTATAGTCTTCTTTTTGTACAACAGTTAATGGAATGATTAAGTACCAATTATCCTCTCTCTGTAATTTAAACCAATATTTGTCTATTTTAAAATCATTGTTACTAGGTTCTTTGATTAATTTTTGTATACCATCTTTATAATTTTGTATAAGCTTATCATAATAAGTATTTTTAACTATATAACCAGTAGTTGTTTGACATCGAAATACTTTTATACAGCAATTATTTACCGGCGTATAAGGGATCATATTATTACCGGCAACAATAACAACGTCCCAATTAATATTTGAATCCAAAAAGGTTTGTATTTGATTTAAAAATAATGCGGGATCTAGAAATTCTATGTCGTCTTCGCAAATAAATACGCTGTCATAATTATTTTTTTTAGCCAATTCTACGCATTTTAAATGACTCATACTGCAACCCAACGCACCATTATCTAACTTGACAGCCTTAAATCTCTCTGTGTTTATTACACCTATCTTATCTAGTTCTTTTTTCACGTGTTCATTGCGATCTGGTCTGCTATCTAAATTTATATACATAACAGGAATTTTGTTGAATAACATTTTATAAATATTAAAAGTATTCTATTTAAATTTTAAATAAATATAAATATTTTATAAAATAATATAAATGTTTTAGTAATATAAATATTATGTCGATACCTAAAATAATTCATCAATTGTGGATTGGTACTAAGCCAGCACCGATTCAATTAATGAATACTTGGAGAGAAAAAAACCCTGATTTTGAATACATATTTTGGAACGAAGAAGAATTTTTAAAGCGTAAAATGGTTTTTAAATGTCAAGAAAAAATTGATGGAATAGAAGAAATAAATGGAAAGGCTGATATATTGAGGTGGGAAATATTATATAAATTTGGCGGTGTATTTCTAGATGCGGATTCCATATGTATTGAACCTATTGATGATGAATTATTAAATAAAAAATGTTTCGCAGGTTGGGAACAAGAAGAAGCTAGACCCGGACTAATAGCAACAGGCACAATGGGTTTTCCTCCAAAACATCCATTAGTAAAAGGTGCAATCAAATGGATATTAAATAACGAAGTAAGTCAGGAAAAGGCGCAGTTAATGGCTTGGCAATCAGTAGGGCCTGGATTATTGACGAGAATGTATAATACAGGCGAGTTTAAGGATTTGCACATATTTCCTAGTTATACATTTTTGCCAATACATTTAACTGGTATGGAATACAAAGGTCACGGTAAGATTTATGCATTTCAAGCGTGGGGATCTACCAAACAAAGTTACGATAATATGAATAATATGGTTTTACCCGAACAGTTTTTAGCACCGCCAAAAGAAAAGAGTGTGAGTGTTCTAGTTTCTAGTTATAATACACCTGCTAAATATGTGAAAGATTGCTTAGATTCTATTAAAAACCAGATAGGTTATTTTAATATTGAATTAGTATGGATAAATGATGGGTCGGACGCACTTAATTCAAAACTGTTAAAAAATTTATTGGATAATTTTATGAAACTATCAAGATTTATTACATTGGTATATGAAGTAAATGAAACAAATAAAGGGATAGGTTATTCATTAAATAAAGGTATCCAATTGTGTAGTAATGAATTGATTATAAAAATGGACAGCGATGATATTATGGTAAAAAATAGAATTCAAAGACAAATGGAATTTATGGAATTAAACCCAAGTATAATGATTTGCGGCTCTCAGATAAATTGCTTTAAAGATGATATTACTAATATATTATCAGTTACGAATCACCCGCAGATATTAACATGGGTGCAATATAAAGAGAACCCTTCACATTGGTTTGTTAATCACCCATCCTTGTGTTATCGCAAATCAGGTATTTTAGAAATTGGAAACTATGATTCCAACAAATCAAGAATGACTGAAGATTTTGAAATGGCTTTGCGTATGTTGAAACGGTTTGGATGTGTATGTAATTTACCAGATGCGCTATTATATTATAGATTACACGAAAAGCAAGTTACCAATAATGGTGGGGTCGAAGGTAGAGGACACTGGCATCAAGTTAGAGTAAAAATTATAGAAGAATTAATAAATTCATAAAGCGGAAAAATAAATTCTATCTCTGCAATGCCTAGTCCCTTTAACATTTTCTCAAAGGTAGCTATTATTTTGCTCCACTTTTCTCAAAAGTGGAATAATGAGTTAAATAGTTAAAGATTATATCTTTTATATTAATAATGAACAATATAAACGATATCAAAAATATTTTTTATATAAATTTAGACACACGCCCAGATAGAAGAGTGTTTTTTGAAAACCAAATGAAGATGTTAAGATTAAGAGCAACGCGTTTTAATGCTATTAAAAATAGTTGTGGTGCAGTTGGATGTAGTTTAAGTCATTTGGCACTATTAAAATATGCAAAGCAACACAATCTTGATCATATTTTAATAATGGAAGATGATATTATGTTTTTAAATCCTCAATTATTTATGCGTAATTTAAATACATTTTTGGCAAATCACAAAGATTTTGATGTACTACTAATTGCGGGTAATAATATGGGTGAATATACTAGAATAGACGAAAATTGTGTTAAAATACAAAAATGTCAAACCACGACGGGGTATTTAGTAAAAAGCCACTATTACGATAAATTAATACGCAATTTCGAAGAAGGTGTAAATAATTTAATAAAAAATATAAACTTAATGAATCAATATGCAATAGATCAATATTGGACTGAACTACAATTAGTAGACACGTGGTACTTATTGACACCATTAACTGTTTCACAAAAACCAGATTATAGTGATATTGAAAAAAGGCGCATCAATTATAATCAGGTTATGTTGGATTTAGATAAAACGAAGTTACGACAAATGAGATATATTCAAGAGCAAAAAAAATTACCACATCCAATGAATTCAATTATCCACCTTTAGAATCCACCTTTAGAAAAGGTGGAGCCAAATTTTTCCAAAGTTTGGATTTATCTCTTAAAAAAGTTTGTCTCCACCTTTTCTAACCGAAGGTGGGCGTTGCCTAAAGGTGGAAAAGGTTATATTTTGCCTTCTTTTAACAATAAAGGGAAGTCGCTTAGTTCGATGTCAGTGAAAAATTTGTTTGTCGCTAATGGAATCATATCTTTTTTATATATTTCATTTAAATGGAAACCAATTGCATAATCTTCCAAAAACTCTCTTTCGATGAATTCCCTCCTTGAAAGTAAATGAGTAATTGCCGATCTAGAGAGAAAGTAAAAACGACCACTACAGTACTGAGTTACATATAATGGTAGAACCCTTGGAAGTTCTGGATGTATTCTATGATACTCTGATAAATAGGGTTTTTGTATGTCAACGACATACCCACCATAGTGTGGTTTAGGTCTTTTATTTGATATTAACTCGATTGTATTGTCGAAAAATTTTGGATTGACAAGTATTTGATCGTCGTCTGTTTTAAATAAATATTTAAAATAAAATGTTTCATAAATAGCTTCATAGGAAGCCATAACCTTTTTAGGTAATGAATTATAATCATCTGCTACTTTAACCCATAGCACGTTATTTTCGTTGTCAAATTTGTATTTGGTATCTTTCAATTCAGGATCTCCAATTACGTGGTAGTAACGTAGATAAGAAGGAATATGTGGCAGCCAAGTCATCTTCTGAAATTTGGCTTTCTTTTGGTACTTCTTGCAATTCATAATCAACATTATAAATTCTTGTTCGATCATATAAAATATTAACACCGGTGGTTTTAATATTTTATAAATTTTATATTTTTAATTTTATCTTTTATGGAATGAATAAATCATCTTGTCCTCCATTAAATTGTCTTATGATATTCGAGTAATTTAGTTCTTTCATACAATAGTCTTCCAAATTAAACCTGCTATTTTCACTAAATTCTGGATATGATCTACAAACATTATTATACAAATATTGCCCATATTTTTCATTATTTTCAAATAATATAACTGGTCTATTTTCTTTAATGGTGTTTATAGCTTTTGAAAATATAAAATTTTCGGCACCTTGCGCATCACAATGAATAAACCCGATATTTTTATGTCTCATATTATCATCCACCGTAATCATATTTATATTTTCACCATTTCTTCCTAGACCAATACCACCAAAATTGCAAGGCTTATTGATTTCTTCATTATACCTTTTGATAACTAAGCCTCCACCACCATCTATATCTATATTGTTCATTTGTCCTAAACCTTCTTTGCAAAATACTGCATAATTATATGGTATAATTTTGTCTTGTAAATTATTTTGAATAATATTTTGTTGTAGTAAATTATACATACATTTTTGAGGTTCATAAGCAAAAACTTGACTATTATTATTCAAAAAACTTGCATATATAATAGTTGATGTTCCACAATGAGCTCCAATTTCTAAAATATTTTTATCCGGATTTATATAAGGTTTTAGTTGTAATAAGGTATCTATGTCCCAATATCCATCATTTATCCTAAAACTAGGTGTTATAAAAGTTTCGTTACTGTATAGTGTAATTTTTCCATACTTTGTATTGAAAGTTTCCATATATTATAAATATACAAAGAAATATTTTATATATTACGAATAACTTATAATAATAATGGTTTTTCTTTTTCTTCTTGTCGCCAAGTTTTTTTACCTTGATATAATAAATAATATGCTTCAGGATATCTAAAACAAAAAAAACCACTATAATCAATACCATATAATCTATATGAAACATATGAAATATCTGTGCTATTTGTAATTTTATTATGATGAATAATAATACCTTTATCTTCATTGTACAGTTGTATTGCTTTTGAATAGACAGTAGGTCCTGTCATTTTGTGAATATCATTAGGGTACGTATTATTTTTAATATTATTAACAATTAACTCAATTGTTTTTTTTAGTATAGGATGTTCTTTGTTAAATATTAAAGCCCATTGAACATATAATAAAGGGTTTCCTTCAGCAGTAATAATAGCTTCATCTGTATCTTTAATTAAATCATCTAAAGGTTTTTCAATACTAGAATCCATATCTAAATAAATACCTCCGTATTTGTATAAAACTAAATATCTCCAAAAATCTACCTTTGCAACTATTATATTCAATCTATTATAACATTCTGCAATTTCTCCTGGGAAATATGTATTTACAAACTCGTCGATTTCATCATCGGTATATATTTTATGGTTGTAGCCAGGATTCATCTGTAACATATTATTAATTCTGTCCAATATTTTTATATTAAGTGTTTTGGTATACCAAGATTGAAAAATATTTTTAGGGATCATTATATTTATAAATAATATTATAAATATACTAAATAAACACATACATCCATTTGTAAACAGAAACAGAAACAAAAACAAAAACAGAAACACAATTATATATGTTTGATTAAAAGTGTCTCCATTTATGTTTTGCCAATTTAAATCGCGAATGGCTATATATTATCGCTATGATTTTTATGTTCGTAAACGGATATTATGAAAGCTTGTCAAAACGGGTTTTTATGATATTCTTCAACAATAGCAAATAATTCATCTATATATTTTTTGCTAAATAACATATGATGACAAATACCACTTTTATTATGAACATTTGAGAAATTATTATATAAAAAATTTATATATGTAAAATAAGGTATATGATGATCGTTTCCGGTTGAGAATATAGCTTTATCGTCCTGCATAAAAATTGTGGGTTTTAAAAAGAACACATCCACATCTATTACTAAATAATTATCAATAATACTTTGGATCAACTTTCCAGCATATAATTTAAGTAATTATTGAAAATACAACCCATTTCTAATTTTTACCATTATTTTCAGTTATTAATTTCTTTTATAATTTGATTTGACATACCTTCTAATTCAAATAAATGTTTAATCTCATTGTAATAATTAAACATATTATTGTATTCTTCTTCTGTTATAGATGCTAATTTTTTCTCTAGATTATTAATTTGTGATATATGAATAGAAATACATAATCTACTATAGTCGATTACATTTTTAAATGGCAACCATTCAATATCGTTCCATATATATACTGGTATAGTTCCTAATTGAAAACATTCAAAAAATCTAAAAGAACCTCTTCCGTAACCTCTCGGCGCTAAAGCAAATTTTGAATCAATTGTTGTATTTATAAAAATTTTCTGTAAATTAACATTTACAGATGGTGTCCACCCACCAGAATTATAAAATACAAAATTAGGATTTTTTTCAAAAACATTTTTCATAACTTCTCTAACGTTTGGTTTAATATGATTACTAGTTATATTTCCAATAAAAGAACAAAGAATTTTTTTTTCAGAAAAATTTTTTTTTGGAATATTTATCAGAGTATTATTTATGTCTTGATAAATTAAAGGAATCTGAATATTTCCTGAACAAGCACCATATACTATTGTATTTTCAGGAATATTTAATTTAGGACCATCATCATATTGTACAATTGTAAAGTAACCATTTTCGGAAGGATTATCTAGGATCCATTTATTTAATTCTGCTTGCATTTCGTGTTTTTTATATTCAAACCATCCTTCAATTTGAAAATTAGTCCATAAAGCTGGGATATATTTTCTTTTTAATAAAGTGTTTTCTGATGTTATTTTTTTCAAAAAATATTCTTCTAGATATAAGCCATTTTTAAAAGGCGGGTAAGTATCTTTATTTTTACAATAAAAAAGTGGATTAGAAATCATTTATAATATAAATCGTTCAATCCTTTATATTATTATATGATTAAATATTATTATGAAACAAACAGTATTTTATTTAGAGGGAAGAGGAGGGATGTATTTATACCATTTTTTGGTATATAATTTAGGAGCATTATGGCATATTCTTAATAAAAACTATAATATTCGTGTGCCGGATAGGCCAGTGTTATTAGACGATAAAAGTAAATTAGTAAATGAACCTACAAGAGAAATATACTTTCCTATAAAAATTCATATGAAAAATATATTACCCTTTCAAAGAGAAGCTTTTGAAATTATAAAGGATAAATTTGAATTAGTTGAAAATTTAGATACATTATCAGATTATGAAATAGTTAGCATATATGGAGAAACGTGTAAAACAAATAATTACGGGGATAATAGTAAATTGATATTTCCTTTTTTAAGAGATTTATTTCATGAAAAATGTAATTATCAGTTAATAAAAGGAAAACGAATTTTTATTACAAGAAAAAATAGCGAATCGCATCATAATGGCGGTTTAAAACGTTACATTTTAAATGAAAATGAATTAAAAAATACATTAAATAAATACAATTTTGAATATATACAATTAGAAGATTATAATACTAATGACAAAATAAAATTATTTATGGAAAGTGAAGTTATTGTTTCAACTCATAGCGGTTCTTTAACTTTTTCACTATTTACAAATAAAAATACTAAAATAATAGAAATATTAAATAAAGGGACACAAGGATTCTATCACGATCATTATATCAATATTTGTAATATATTAGGACTAAATTATAACAGATATTCAAATATTAATGAAGATAGAAATGGCAATTTTAATATTAATGTGGTTGATTTTGAAAAATATTTTATTAGTTTAATATAATGAATATAGCATTACTTATAGCTGGATATTTAAGAAGCTTTGAACATAATATTGAAAATATAAAAAAATATATATTAGAAACTAATAACGTAGATATTTATATCTATATTACAAAAAATAAAGAAACTAAATACCTGAATTTGGATATAGATATAAATAAAATAATCAGTATATTAAACCCAAAATTTATTATTATTTCTGACAATACAGATTTTAAAAAAGGAAATAAAATTAACGACATTATGAATCAGAACGCAAAGTTTTATCTATTAAATGAAGAAAGAAAAAGAATAGAACAAATAGAAAAAATATCATATGATATAGTATGTAAACTTAGACCGGATGTTCATTTAAATAAACCTATCGATTTTTACAAATTTGATATGAATAATGCAGTAAACATACCTATAGATAGTAAAATTGATATATCAAAACTAAGCTCAAAAGATGATAAATATGTTTGTGATATATTTGCCTTTGGTAACCCAATATTAATGGATCGTTATTTTAATTTTTATTTAGAACTAGAATTGTTGATAGATAAATATGGTACTGTTAATGAAACATTATTATACAATTATTTAAATAATAATAACATACCATATAATTTAATAGATATAAATTATTTAGTTATATTATCTTTATTCAATACGATAGCAATCACTGGGGATTCAGGTGCAGGAAAAACAACTATAACTAATATATTAAAAAATATATTTAATAATAGTTTCATATTAGAATGTGACAGATATCATAAATGGGAGAGAGATGACGTAAATTGGAAAAAATATACACATTTAAACCCGGAAGCTAATTTTATAACAAAAATGCAAAATGATGTATTTGATTTAAAAATTGGGAATAATATATATCAAATAGATTATGATCATAAAACCGGAAAGTTTACAGATAAGGAATTAATCGAAAGCAAAGAAAATATAATAGTTTGTGGATTACATAGTCTATATATGCCTGATAATATATTAAATTTTAAAATTTATATGGACACAGATGATAATTTGAGAATACCTTGGAAAATAAAAAGAGATATAGTAAAAAGGGGATATACAATTGAAAAAATATATAAGCAGATTATTGATAGAAAAAATGATTATCAAACATATATTCAAATACAAAGAGAGAAAGCCGATATAATAATTTGTTTCTACACGGATTATAAGTTTGATATAACTACTTTTGATATAAATTTTGAACCGAATAAATATTTAAAAATTGGTATTAAATCAACTTATAAAATAGAAAAAATTATAAATAAATTAACAATAGAAAAAATTGATGTAACTGATAATTTTTTTTACATATATTTTAAAGATGTAAATGACTACGAAGAAATAATAAAAATAATAATTATGAATTTAAAATAATATATAATGATATAATAATATTAATAATAAAATAGTATTAAATATTATATATTAATCAAATATAATATGTTTTACAAAGGTATTATATTTGATTTGGATAACACCCTTTACGACTATGATTTATGTCATAATAAAGCTATAAATGAAGTATTTAATTATTTAATTAAAAGCTTTCGAGTGTCATTGGATAAGGAGTATATAAAAAGTTTATATGATGATATTTCTAAAAAAATAAAATATGAATTAAAAAATACAGCCTCTTGTCATAATAAAAGTATATATTTTAAACAATTATTGGAAAAATTAAATATAGAGTTTTCACATTTTCAAATAATAAATAATTTATATTGGGATAGTTTTTATGAAAATTTAGTTTGCTTTGATGGTGTACACGATTTTATTATATGGAACAAAAATATTGGTAAAAAAATAGGTATTTTAACTGATTATGAAACAGAATATCAAGTGGTTAAATTAGAGAAACTAGGGCTATTAAAATACATTGATATAGTTGTAACAAGTGAAGAAGTTGGGATAGAAAAACCCAGTTATAAAATGTTCTATACAATGTTACAAAAAATGAATTTAAATCCAGGGGATGTAATAATGATTGGCGACAACTATGACAAGGATATTACAGGTGCCATAAACTCTAACATTTTAGGTTATTGGTTTAACAAAAATAATCAAAATTGTAATAATTTTATAGATTTACATTCACAATTTGTTTATATATTGAACGAGTTAGATAAATTAAAAAAAATTTCAAAATATTGCGGTGAAAGATTTGATTTAGTTCAGGCAGGAGGAGGTAATACTTCTGTTAAGATAAATGATTTGATGTTTATTAAAGCATCAGGCTATAATTTAACAAATATTGATGAAAACAATGGTTATACTGTAATAAATAATAAATTATTATTAGAAGACATTAATGCTAATGTAACAAAAGATGTTATGGAATATAATTTTATTGGAAATAAAAGAGGATCTATTGAAACATTTATGCATTCAATTTTGAAAAAATATACAGTGCACTTACACCCTATTCAAATAAATCGTATTTTGGTAAGTAAGAAAGCAATTGAAATAATTAATGAAGTATATCCAAATTCATTAATAATTGAATATTTAACTCCCGGAATTAAAGTGTGTAATAAAATAAAAGAAAAATATAATGATGAAAATATAATTTTTTTATTAAATCACGGAATAATTGTTACGAGCGATGATATTAATCAAATATATAATTTAATAAATGATGTATTGATTAAATTTGAATCATATCAAGAAATAAATTTTGATAACTATAAGAATACAAATATAATTAGCAACGCACTGAACACAGTGTTCAAAGTATCAAATGTTTCATATTTATGCCAAGATGAAGTAATAAATAAATATTTTAACCAAAATATGGATTTATTTAAACAATCTATTTCCTTTCCTGATGCATTAATATATTGTGGTGTTAAATATTTGTTTGGTTTAGAAAATATTGATCATTATAAGAGTTTATATGATGAGTATCCAAAAATAATTATTGAAAATGGATTAATTTTTATAAATAGTCATTCTTTAACAAAATGTAAAGAAATTGAAGATGTACTTAAATCAAATCTTATTATTTTAGATAGTACAATTGAAAAAAATTATTTATCCTCGGATGAAATATGTTTTTTAAATAATTGGGATGCAGAAAAATATAGAAAATTATTATAGATATTTAATATATATGGATTATACTATTTTGATACATACACATTCAGATTATTCTTATTTATGGCCTATTATTAATGATTATATAAAAAAATATAATTTTAAAAAGGTTTTTGCATATGACAAAATACCAGAAAACTCAATTTTACCAGATAGTTTTGATAGATATATTAAATATGATTCTTCACTTCTATTTACAAGTCGTTTAGTTCCTGTATTACAAGAACTTCCAGAGGACTATATTTTACTGATATATGATGTAGATATTATTATTAATATAGATGAAGAAGCATTACAAAATTATATTTGTATAATGAATGAAAATAATATTGATAGGGTTAATATTGCTGTTTTTGATGGAAATTCACAAAAATATTGTAAAAATAAACAATATGCTTTATGTGATTTGAATTCAAGTTTAAACCAAAAAACAAATCATTATGTTCCTATTGATTGTAATCCAACTATTTATCATAGATTATCATTTATAAATTTATTAAAACTATTTCCTAACAGAAAATATAATTGTTTTGACTCAGATATAGATATTATTAAATATTGTAAAAATAAAATGAAATGCTATGGTATTCAATGTACGCCTAATCTGAAAATTATTTATAATAGAGGTCTTACATATTGTCATAAATTATCATTTTTACATATAACTGTAGCAGGTAAATTTTTATACCCATTTAATTGCTATTATGATTATGAAAATGAGTTGAATGAAATTATATCAAAATACAATTTAAACGTAAATACTATTGGTATATCACAAGCAAGTCGTAAATGCTTAGAATTTGATAAATTATTTATTGAGAATTAATTTATAACACATGTTTATAATATAAAGATATATTATAGATATATTATATGGAGTTAAATAAAAACTATTCACTGCGTGATTCAAATAATGACTTTTTGGATAATAAACTTGATGAATTATTCGAAAAAAAACAAGATGGTTTTTTTATTGAATTGGGTGCAAATAATGGATTATTACAAAGTAACACCGCTTTTTTAGAAAAGAATCGTAATTGGAGTGGTATATTAATTGAACCAAATATAAAAAATTTTGAGTTTTGTAAAATGAATAGACCAAACTCAATTTGTTATAATTTTGCTTGTGTATCAGATGATTTTACAGATGAATTTATATATGGTGATTTTAATTTACAACCAAATGACCAAATATCATTAATGTCGTCTGTTAATGGATTAAGGTTAAATACTTTAAAAAAAAACTTTATACAGGTTCCTGTTTCAACATTAACAAATATTTTAGATAAGCAAGTTATACCAAAAATAGATTTGTTATCTTTAGATGTAGAAGGATATGAGTATTCGGTTTTAAAAGGTTTAAATTTAAATAAATATAAACCAACATATATGTTAATTGAGATTTATAATTCTGATTTTACAAAAATTTGTACTTATTTAAAAGATAATAATTATCAGCTAATTTGTAATTTTTCAAATTATAATAATAAAAATAATCCAAATTGGGATGGATCACATAATGATTTTTTATTTAAAATAGTAATTTGAGATATAATTCCGCATTGCTTTACCTATAGTGATATATTGTCAATAATATAAATGGTATATTATTGATAAAAATACAAATTAGCTGAAAAAATTAAAATCAATGACAATTATAGTTTTATAGTAAATAATTTTAAAGCAATATAAATTTAAATATAATAATATTATATTATATTATGGAAAAAAAAATAATTATAATACCACCTTGTTTTACATATGGTGATATATTGTCAATAATATCAATGGTATATTTTTTAACAAAATATTATGATAAGGTTTATTTATATATTATATATGAAAGTATAAATTATAAAATATTTAGTTATTATAAATATTTTTTTGAAAATTGTGAAGATTTTAATAAAACAATTTTTATAATTGAAAATAATCAAATTTATGAAATACTAAATAATTGTAATTTCGGTGAATATCATATTTGTAATACTCATACTGCTTGTTGGAGAAAACCAAATTTTATGTTTTCTGATATTAAATCAATTGATGAAAAATTTTACTTTAATGATTTAAACCCTTTATATAAATACTTAAATCTTGACACAAAATATATTTGTTATCCAAATTGTCATCTTCCAAATAGAAACATAGAGATTAATCACTTATTTTATTATAAACTTGTTGGTTTAAATAATAATGTTAGAATGGATTTTTTTAATTATACAAGAGATTTATCAAAGGAATTGACTTATAAAAATAATATATTAAAAAAATTTAATATAGATAAAGATGAAAAATATAATATTGTTTATACAGCAGGTAAAAATTTAGATATTAATATTTTTAATAAATATACACAAAATAATTTAAAAAATATTGATATAAACAATTTAGTAGATTTTCCAGGTTTTTTATTAAAATTGATTGAAGATGCCGAGAGTATTAATTTAGTAGAAGGTTCTACTGTAAATTTAATATATCATTGTCAATATAAAAATATAATTCAGATTTCAAAACTAATTAATTTACATATTTGGTTAAACAATCGTTCGTGGCCACAGTATAATATGTGCGAGGGGTGGAAAATGATGACAACACCAAAATTGGAAAATTGGAATTTTATTTACACAAATGAATAAAAATAAATTATGATTTTGTTCTCCAAGGGCTATTCAGTCCGTTGTCTAACCTTTCGACATCTTCCATATTCAATTCTACTTGTTTGTATTTATTTTGAGCGTTCCAACCGGTATTTGACCCATCTGTATATGACACTAATAATTTATTGTCATATATTTTTTCTATTTCTCCAACAATACTTCCATCTTTTGTTTTAACTCTCATATATGTTTTAAATTCGGTTTTTTCAATATGATCTGTATTAAAATTATAATTTACGTCAACACAATCTAGACTATATTTAAATCTAAAATTTACATCTAAAAATGTTGGTGAAACAATTGCTTCTAATTTTGTAGCTTTTGGAGAAAATAATACATTAGATATACCACCACCAATTGCACCTACTACGTGTGTAGCATTTGCAAAATATAGTATTTTTTCAATTGTAGTTAAATTTTCAGTAAAAACTTCAGTAAAACCTTCTTTTTCAAGTTTTTGAACTAATTCATCTTCATTTATTAATTTTCTTCTTGTTGTATAATTTGTACCTATATTTGAAAAATCATTGTGTAACCATGTTCTTCTAGACACATATATTTTTTGTGGCGTTGATACATTTGTATAGCTATATTTGTTTTTGACTATTGAAACAATATTTTGAAAAAAATCATATATTTCTTTTCTCGGTGGTAAATTTGAATCAATGTCGTGTGTATATGATGTAGAAACATATATTTCTGAATATAAAGTGTTTTCATTCACTAAAATGATATCTTCTTTAAGAATATTTAAAATTTCTAAAAATTCGTTTATAAAAGGATAAAATGATTTTTTTTGTTCATTTGGATACTGCATAAGTAATTTTAATTCTGGTATATCATTTTTAAGATGTAAATATGAAATTAGATATGGCAATGAATCATACAAAAAATGAAAATAGTTGTCAGTATTATATATAAAAAAAAATAATGGTGCATTACAAGTATTTTTACAATCTTTTTTAGAATAATCAAACAGCATATTATATTTTTCATAAATGGTGCCTGATTTAAGTGACATTGTTCTCTCTAATGTTGGTAATACTAGATCATTTTCAAAATTTATTAAAACATTTGGATAATATAAATTCAATCCTGTAAAAAGACAATTTTCAAATTTATAAACATCAATTTTGCGTCCATTTTCATCAGTTGGATAAATATTTTTGTAAATATTACAATCTTTAAAAGAAATTATATTCATATTTTATATTATATATATATATTATATATTTTATATAATATATATAAATATATAATATATATATATAATATAATGTTAAATGTAGCTTTATTTGTTAGCGGAAGATTACTTGGGTTTAAAGAATATTTATTACCTTTTATAATTAATCTAAAACAAAAATATAATATTTTTGTATTTTTTTCTATAAACACATTTTCACTTGATAATAACAATAATTTAGATGATATTATTAGTGATTTAAAAAATACGTTTTCTACAACACTTGGTGATATATATTTTGAAGAATATAAGTTTCCTAAAAATTATGTCGAAACACGCATTAATAATAATATTAATGTGTTTCCATACAACTGTTTATCTTGTTTTTATAATGATAGTAAAAATATGGAATTAATTGAAAAATTTGAAAAAAATAATAATATTTTATTTGATATAATTTGTAAAACTAGAACCGATATATTTTTTAAAAATGATATTAACTTTATTTGCGATAATAAAGATGATCTAATTATAAGAAACAAACATATGATGCCTATAAGGTATTGGGGACACGCTTATAATGATACTCCATTAATGATATCTGACGCTTTTGCATATGGTAATAAGAAAAGTATGAAATATTATTGTTCTACATATGAATGGATTTTAAAAAATGATAGTATATTGAATGGAAATTACTCGCAAACATTTGAAATTTATTTAACAGATTGTATATTACAACATATTTTTTATAATACACCTGGAGGAGGAACGATTCCATTATTAAATAGATCTCAAATATTTGATAAGTATATTAACAACCCAAATAAGATAAATATATTTTATATAACAGATGTTTCATATGGTATTATACCATCTAATATAAGATCAAAAAATAATTTTATTGTTAATATAAATAATGTATTTAATTATACACATATATAAATATAAATTATATAAATATAAATTATATATATTAATATAATGTTATTTTGTTGTCATCGAATAAATACTGTTACTGAACTTAAAACTATTCCTAGGTGTTACGGAATTGAAATTGATTTGCGTGACAATTTAAATGGTGATATATATATTGCTCATGATCCTTTTGTAAATGGCGAATTATTTTCCGATTTTTTACAATATTATAATCATTCCTTTATAATATTAAATATTAAAAGTGAGAGAATTGAATATAAAGCATTAGAATTAATTAAAAAACATAATATTACCAACTATTTTTTTCTAGATTCATCATTTCCAATGATTTATAAGTTGAGCAACGAAGGTGAAAAAAACATAGCTATTCGTTTTTCAGAATTTGAAGGAATTGATACCGTTTTAAATATGAAAGGTAAAGTAGATTGGGTTTGGGTTGATTGTTTTTCAAAAGTTCCATTGAATCGAGAAATTTATAAAATTTTAAAAGAAGCAGGTTTTAAATTGTGTTTTGTGTCTCCAGAATTACAAAACCAATTTGATAAAATTAAAGAATATAAAGATTATTTTAATAAAGAAAATATAATAATGGATATGATTTGTACAAAATCTTATAATATTGAAAAATGGGAAGATAAAAAGGATGTTCAAATTGTTATTCCTATGTCCGGATTGGGTCAGCGGTTTATTGAAGCCGGGTACAATGATCCTAAACCACTTATTCAGGTAGATGGTAAGCCTATAATTGAACACGTGGTTAATTTATTTCCTAACGAAACAAATATTACATTTATATGCAATGATAAGCATTTGAAAGAAACAAATATGAAATCACTTCTTTTAAATATATACCCGGGTAGTAAAATATATGAAGTTCCGGTTGAAGGAAGAGAAGGACCTGTTCAAGCGGTTTCTTTAATTTATGAACATATTGATGACGATAAGGAAGTGATTATTAGTTATTGCGATTATGGAACATATTGGAATTATGAAGAATTTTTAAATGACACTCGTTCGAGAAATGCCGATGGTGCGATTGCTTGTTACAAAGGTTTTCATCCTCATATGCTTGGAACTGATAATTACGCCTTTTTAAAAGAAACAACAGAAGGATCCCGATGGATGTCGGCTATTCAAGAAAAACAACCATTTACTAATAATAGAATGAACGAATATGCTTCAAACGGCACATATTATTTTAAATCTGGTACAATAATGAAAAAATATTTTAAATTGTTGATGGATAGAAAAATGAAAGTAAAGAATGAATATTATGTGAGTATGGTGTATAATTTATTAGTTGAAGACAATTTAAATGTAAACATATTCGAAATAGAACATATGCTTCAATGGGGAACTCCATATGATTTGGAAATTTACAATGATTGGTCAAAATATTTTAATAATATTATTAATAATCAAGAACAATTTATTGATAAATTAAATACAACATTGGTGTTACCTATGGCAGGTGCAGGAAGTAGATTTTCTATAAGAGGATATAGTAAACCAAAACCTTTATTAGATGTATGTAATGCTCCTATGATTGTTCAAGCGGTAAACTGTTTACCTGATACTACAAATAAAATATTTATATGTCTTGAAGAACATTTAAAAACCTATAATATAGATAAAACACTAAAGTCTAACTATAATGGTTGTGAAGTATTATCAATTAATAAAATAACACAAGGTCAAGCGTGTACTTGTGAAATAGGAATTAACAATTCAAAAATGGGGTTAGATCTAGATAGGTCAATATTAATAAGTGCATGCGATAATGGTGTATATTATAATGTAAAAAAATATCAAGAACTAATCGATGATGATACAGTTGATGTAATTGTTTGGAGTTTTACAAATAATCCAACTAGTAAAAACAATCCAAATATGTATGCATGGTTAGAAACAGATAATGATAATAATATTAAATCAGTATCTTGTAAAAAATTTGATGAAAGTAAACATAACATTAAAACAAGTCATGTGATAATTGGAACAATGTTTTTTAGAAAAGCAAGGTATTTTATCGACGGTCTTAATGAAAATTACAAAAATAATATTAGAAGTAATAATGAATTTTATGTTGATGACGTAATTAATCAAAATATAAAAATGGGGTTAAAAGTAAAGGTGTTTGAAGTCGAAAATTATATATGTTGGGGAACACCAGATGACTATGAAACATATTTATATTGGCAAAAATTTTTCGATAAATGTAGTTGGCATAATTATAAAATTACCAATGATATTACATATAATTATGCTGCTATATAAAATTATACCAATCGAAATGCAAATATATTAATTATTTAATCATTAAAATAATACGGACGTTTTGCGAATTTATATATAGGATTATTTGATAAAGGGTAATTATATGCTGTGTCATTGTTATAACATCCATTTATTATAGGTGAAATATTTTTAAAATATTTTTTTATTATTGGATATACATTATGTAAATTAAATTGTGACTCCTTTATGTTATTATTTGTTAAACATTCTTTTAATATTGATATAAATAGTTCAACATTATTATCTACTATAAATATATTATCACTTATTCTATCATCATCATACGTTAGTTCTTTAAATAGATAATAAAAATACTCTTCTAAACAATATTGTGGTAAAAAAGTATCAATAGATTTTTTGTACAATAAATCATTTCTAGCAAATATATATCGATCATACTTTTTAATATTATTTATATGTGTAACACCAGCATAAAATGTTTTTACCGAAGTAGTATCTGTATTTTGTTGTAAATAAATAACATTAAATTTAGGCATTGTCTCTATTAAATTATTTTTAAATGTTAAAGCATCTATATCTTCATATGTTACAAAATACCAGTCACAATCATATTTAGAGTTTAGAGGTATATATATATATTTATTAAAATTATCCATAACATCATTAATAAAATGATATTGCATTTCTTTACCAGTAAAGGTAAATCTACGACCCTTTTGTTTGTTATTATCTAAACGATAATAACCTTTTAATAAAAAAGCTATTTTCATTATATATATAATGAAAATAATTAAGTCGTTTTGAATTCATTAATTATATATCATATAATTTTTGTCTAAACTAATACAATTCTGTATTATCAATAGGATATTTACAACTACTATTTGATGTTGCAATATAATCCGGAAGATAACATTTTTGGATTTTATCTGAAAAAAAAGCAGCACACCACGATAAAGTGCTTTTTGAACAAATTAATATTTCTGCTTCTTTCATAATATAATAGTCAGTTAAAACATCGTTATGTTCTATAAACATTTTGATATTAACACTTTCTAGATAATCTTTTATATTATTAATATAAGAGAATTCAAACTCCGTTTCCGGTTTTTTACAAACAATACATAATAAATCTGATACGACATTTTTTTTCAATAAATCAATGATCCTTTCAACATTTAAATATAAATTATGCTTAACAAAATCTTCTAACCTAATGTGTAATACATTTTTATGTTTTTTATTAAATGATAATGGTGTATTAATTATATCCGTCATATAAAATTTTTCACACCGATTATCTCCAGCATTTATGCCATCTGTTAATACATAATGATCTGGATGGTTTTTTATAAATTCAAGTATATATTCTTTATGTAATTTATAAATTAAGTCATGTTGATAAAAAAAATTCATATTTATTCCACCAGTTATTAATATATTATTTTCTTTATTTACTATATTTTTAATAATATTAATGAATAATTCATCACTACAATTTTTGGGCTGTGATATATTAACTGAATATGAACCATTGTAATATAAACACATTATAGCTGAAGCCATATATCTAAATATTGCATTACCTAGTCTACCTCTAGTAATAAAATTAATAATCATATTTTATATTATATTATATTTTAAATCATTTAAATAATTTTGTATATAATATAATATAAAATATGTTTAGTTTATGTATTCCAACTATGGATCGATTTGATAAGTTTCTTTCAAAATATTTACCGAAATATTTAGAAAATGAATATATTAATGAAATTGTCATAACAGATGAAAATGGAAATGATATAGAAAAAATAAAAAAAGAATTCCCAGATAATAAATTAATACTTATTAAAAATCAAACAAGGTTAGGACCTTTTTTAAATAAAATAAGTGCTTGTTCTGTCGCTAAAAATGAATGGATTGTTTTAATGGATTCAGATAATTTTGCGGATAAAAATTATTTTATGATAGCAAAAAAATGTATCGAAGAAGTAATTGGAGAACAAAAAAATATAATTCTAGCTCCTAGTAAAGCATTGCCAAATTTTGATTATTCACACTTATCAGGTATTACTTATAAAAAAGGAAATTTCAATTTAAATAAAAAATTTGAAGAAATAAATAAAAGACCACATAATTGTGGTTCAGGCACATTAATGAACACTGGAAATTACGTAATTAATAGAAGTTTAATATACAATTTAAATTTATCATTAGAAAAAGATAATATATCCAAATCATCCGCGTGCGATGTTATTTATTTTAATACACTTCTATTTGAACAATTAGACTTGAATATGTATATTGTACCAAATTTAGAGTATCAACATGTTGTTCATGATGGAAGTATATATACGCAAACAGCAAATAACTTTAAAGAATTTAATAATTTTGTTTATAATAGATATAATAATTTAATTTAATAGTTATTTAAAGACATTATTATTACTAAACAATATAGAAATGCTTATTCCATTACACGAATTAGTTAAAAAGTATAATATCCAGTTTAAGGGTATTTTACACGTTGGTGCTCACGAATGTGAAGAATTAAATGATTATGAAAGATATATTCCTAGAAATAAAATTCTCTGGATAGAAGCTTTACCTGGTAAGGTTGAATTATGCAAACAAAAATATCCCAATGTTTTAATTGAGAATGCAGTTGTTTCTGATAAAATAGAAAATGTTCGGTTTAATGTTTCAAATAACGGTCAATCATCTTCCATTTTAGAATTTGGTCTACATTCACATTATCATTCTCAGGTTCATTATGTAACTTCTTTTGATGTTGAAACAAAATTATTAAAGGATATTATAGACAAATATGATATCGAATATAATTTTTTGAATTTAGATATCCAAGGAGCCGAGTTAAAGGCATTAAAGGGAATGGAAGAATATTTACAAAAGGTGGATTACATATACACCGAAGTAAATAGTGATTATGTGTATAAAGAATGTGCTCTAGTTACAGAATTAGATGATTATTTATCCAAATTTGGATTAGTGAGAGTAGAGACAAAAATGACAGAATGTAAATGGGGTGATGCATTTTATATTCGTAAATAAAAATTATATAAATTTATAAAAGTGTATAATTATACAAAATAATATAAAATAACAAATATTATATTATTATGTCCATTACTTTTTCCAGTTGCTTTTATATTATAAAATCAAAATTCGATCCCTCTGTTTATATTGAATGGATGACTAATTTTATTTCTATTGTGAATCATTTTAATTTGGTTATTTACACAGATGAAAATAGTAGCAAATATATTCCCAATCAAGCGAAAATCAACCCAAAAATAAAAATTATTGTGAAATCATTAGATCAATTTTATAATTATAAATACAAAGACAGTTGGATTGAAAATCATAAAAGAAATCTTCTTCTCAATGATAAGTCTAGCTGGGAACTAAATATGTTATGGTCAGAAAAAATATGGTTTGTAAAAGAGACAACAGAGAGAAAATATTTCGAAACAGAATTTTATGGCTGGTGTGATATAGGTTATTTTCGTAATAGGGTAGATGACTTACATACAAATATGTTAACGAACTGGTGTAGTCTAAATAATGTCAGTAATTTATATAAAAATAAAATTTGTTATGCGTGCATTAATAATGATAATAGAGAGATCAAATATTTACATAAAATTATTAATAGGAAAAATTTAAATAGTTTGCCTATCAATCCTATACCACCAACACAACAATCGATATCTGGTGGGTTTTTTATTTTACATAAAGACAAAATAGATTGGTGGTCTAGAACATACGATAATAAACTAGAACTTTATTTTAAACATCATTATTTAGTTAAGGATGACCAAATAATATTAGCGGATTGTATTTTTTCAAATATAAATCACTTCCATATTTTTACAGAAAAATTACCTCAGTTTGATAATTGGTTTATGTTTCAACGAATCTTATCCACCTTTGAGAAAGGTGGAGCCAAACATTAATTATCATTCGGCGAAATATGGAGACAAATATTGTACGTAATTAGTAATATCATTCATCTAAGTTTTGGCTCCACCTTTCTCAAAGGTGGATTTTGATCCATTCCGGTGGGCACAAGTCCTTGGTATCGTTATGTGCTTTCTCTCCAAACCAAACTGAAGGATAACAAACAATTTTGTCTTCGTGTGAATTAAAATATGCACCCCACCAACTAAACGAACTATTCGCAATTATATTATGATGACAACAACTCATTAAAAGCATTTGTTGCCAATCTGCCAATGTATTATCTCCGCGAACAAAGTTGTATCTGGGAAACTGCTTTATCAATTTATCTATTTTCATTTTAACATCAGAAAGGTCTTCATCTTCACAAAAAAAATATACGGTAAAGTTTTCGTGTGGGTTCTTTTTCTGCATATGATCTAACGCCTTTTCATAATATTCATATTTTGCAATTGGATGATAATCTTGTATTTTTTTATAGTCTCCCAATCTAAAATGCATACTGATCGTTTTATCTAAAGATCTGCCTGCAAATCCGAGTTGCGTTAACAAATCAGTTTTCATTTTACCTAGACCAATTATTTTACATATAGTTTCATAATTTTCTTGGAAATATTTATAACTTTGGAAATATCCGTGTAGCAAAACATCGCGGTTCATCATTTCTAAAACTAATAATTCATTATGAGCAAATCCCCTTTCCCTGATAACATGTAGAGGAGGGAATTCTGATTTTAAAAATGGTTTTAAATTAGAAAAAAACGAATCCCAAAATGTATACCGAATTGTTGCAGATCCGCTACCTAATTGTTCTTTATTTGTAAATTGAAATTTATTTCTACTTTTCATAGCATATGAAATGGTAGTAAAAATTTGAAATATTTGGTTACCAAGACCACCCATTAAATTACAAGTAATCATCCTATATATTTATTTATAAAAATATGTTTATATTAAATTCGAAATAAATTTGTATTAAAAATTAAAAATGAATTATTTAAAATAAATATTATAATAGATAAAGTTTAAAATGACAAAACAATTTACAGAAAAGTATAGGCCGAAACATCTGGGTGAATTTATTGGTAACAAAAATATGGTCCTACCATTTATTAGATGGTTATTAGAATGGGATCCAAATAATAAAAAAACAAAATGCGCTCTAATTTCTGGTGTAAATGGTGTTGGTAAGAGTCTATTCGTCGAACTTATATTGAAAAAACACGATTATAACATTATCCATTTATCAATCGACGACGATCGAAATAAGGAAACAATAAATAAAACTATTATACCACTGCTTCAAACAAAAAAAACAATGGATGGTCAAGAAAACGCATTAGTTGTTAGTGACATTGATGGAAATTGTGGCGACTACGGTTTTATGGCAAGTCTCGCCGAATGTATAAAAGAAACACGTATTCCAATTATTTGCATTTGTGACGATAGATATAGTCAAAATATAAAGCCGATATTAAACTATTGTTTTGATGTTAAATTAGCCAAACCAAAATATGATGATGTGTACAGATTAATTTATAAAGTTGTTACCACAGAACAAATAAAAATTAAAAAATCTAGTATAGATCATTTATATGAACAATCTAATGGTGATATACGATTTATATTAAATGCATTACAAATGGGAATAGTTAAAAAATGCGATAATAGTAAAAATATTCAAAGTTCTAATATATTTGAAACAACTGGACTGCTTCTTTCACAGGAAAATAGTATCGCTGAAAAAATAAATTATTATTGGATGTCACACGATATCCACACGTTAATGGTACACGAGAATTATATAAATAATACATTAACAAGTGCAAATGAAGCAAAACGATTAGAAAATATTTCGTATTCAGCCGATTCACTATGTGACGCGGATTTATTTGATGCGGTATTCGACTTTGAACTTTCGCCATATGTTGCTTTAAATACAATAAAGGCTGCTTCGAAATGTAGCAAAAAAGGACACGTCAAGTTCCCCCAGTTTTTGGGAAAGATTTCTACGATGAATAAAAATAAAAGAGAAGGAATGAATTATGAAAATGTAAAGTTCTTTGAAAAGAAGAAAACAACGAGTAAAAAATGACACTCTGGCAAAAAAATAAAAAAGAGGAGTTACCCCTTTTTTATTTTTATTTTTTTTTTGATTTTTTATTTGGGTTTATTTTTAAATGTTTTCCTTTATCACGACATTTTGGGAAGCTGCGGCTAATTTAGCATCTTGTTTGGCCTTGTTAGCTGCCTTCATTTTCTCGAAAGCAGCTAATTGAGCTTCGGTACGAGGCTTCTTAGGCTTACTCTCCTTTTCGGCCTTTTTAGCTGCGCGCTCAGCCTTCTTATTGGCTTTTTCTAGAGCCTTTGCCTCCTTTTCTTGCACTTTTGCCTTGATTTTTTCCTCCTTAGCGGCTTTCTTCAGAGCCTCCTTCTCCTCTTTAGTAAGTTTAGTAACTGCGGTTTTTTGAGTTTTTACGTATTCGATGGCTTCGGTAGCATCAAATCCGTATTTTGCACTTAAAATGGTAACGACTTTCTTTAAATAGGACATTGTTAAGATTTCGGTTTGTTAGAACTGGTTTGTTAGAGCTTATTGCGGTTGTTTGTATGTTTGGATGCATTTATTACTATGGGTATTTTTCGAATCAATTTTTTTTTCTAGCGCTTATTTTTTGAATCTACTGAAAAATTAAAATTTCACAAATTTCTAAAACAAAATGTGTCTATTATATAAATGACAACAAGAGATCCCTATTATTTTCCATTTGATATTATTCATAAAGACCAATTAGTTCCGGGTGAAACTTATTATATGAAGTTAAATGACCGTGTTATAAAAAAATTGTAGAGAGAAGGCATAACGTACCGGTATCCGATTTGAAAGGCATATTCGTTCGTTTATACAAAGAAAATAGTGCAACAAGTAGTAAGGAATATGCTGTATTTAAAAATGTATTTATAATGAATAAAGCATATAAGCCTGGCTTATGTAGTATGATGTTAGTTAAATATCCAGATGGTATGATTGCAAATGCAGGTGAAGGATGCGACAGTTATAGCGATAAATCAAAAAATAGAATTGTAAATGCGGAGAGAGAGGTGTTTTTAGACGTTGGTCATTGGAGATTTGGTATACCCACTGAGTATAAATTAGTGTCTAATCGAGCTTTACAAAATGCTGCGCCGGAACTACCCGAAAATATGGTAAACGAAATAAGTCGATTTACAGGATCCAAAGCTAGGATGGGAGGTAAAAAATCTAAAAAATATAGGAAATCTAGAAAAAGCGTTGGTCTAAAACGATCGAAAACCAGAAGACGTTATTAAATCGGAGGATTCTCTAATTTACAAGTAGCTGAATTATTAGACGAGTTAACAAATTCAGTATGCGTAGTTGATGTTAAATGACGATGTTTATTGCCAAACGTATATTTACATCCACATACACAATCAATCACTTGTTTTTTTTGTTCTCTTATTTTATCTTTATTGGCTTCTCTCCATTCTTTACTTGCTTTTGCAGCTTCTTCTTTATGATTTTCTCTATACAGCTTCTTTTGTTTATATAAAGCTTCTTTGTTTTTCTCGCGGTATTCATCTTGATAACTTCTAATTTTTCCCTTATTTTCTTCGGCATATTTTTTTTGGTATTCTAGTTTATGTTCTTTATTTTCTACATAATTTTGTTTTGCTTTTTCTAAAATATAATCTTTTTTTTCTTCGTACCAGTCTTGTTTCTGAAAAGAGATTTTTTCCTTATTTGAATCTATATAATCCTTTATTTTTTCCTTATTGTTATTTCTATAAATTTTTGCTTTTTCAGATATGTCTGTCTTATGAATTATTCTATATATTTTCGAGTATTCCTTTTTATCTCTATTTGGAATTGTAACATTTAATTGCGAAGATTCCTTTTCAATCCAATATCTTTCTCTATCTTTAGCTTCTACAACATTATTACAACTATAATGTTCAATTATAGACATATCCCAATTTTCCCAACCGCCATTATCGCGTATAATTTTATATATTTTATAATTATATCCTTTCGATGACGAATTGTTACAGTTACTTTTATGCATTCTACATCTTTGGTAGTAACATGTCGTATGACCTATGTAAATATCTGAAATATCAGTATCTTTACACTGAATTTTATAAATAACTGTTTTCGAATAATCGGCTTTTTGATTAGACATTTCTATAATAATATAATATATTTTCTTTATATTATATCATTACTGACAAGAAATTATTATAATTATCCTAAAAATCATCGCTTAATATAAAAATATCCTCTGATTTTGTTTTATTTGCTAAAGCATATGAGTCATTACGTTTTTCGAAAAAATTGGTCTTCCCCTCGAGACTAATCAATTCCATCCAGTCGAAACAGTTGCTGACATTGTAAATCTTTTTATATCCAAGTTGTACACACAAACGATCCGCGACAAACTGTATATACTGTGTCATCAACTCTGAATTCATACCTATTAAACGACACGGTAAAGCTTCACAAATAAATTCGGTTTCAATTTCTACCGCCTCTTTAATAATTTCGTGAATACGAGCCTTGTCAACCTTTTTAACCAATTTTGAATATAATAGCACTGCAAATTCGCAATGAAGCGCCTCATCACGAGAAATCAATTCGTTACTGAATGTGAGACCAGGCATTAATCCGCGCTTTTTCAACCAATAAATGCTGCAAAACGCCCCGCTAAAGAAAATTCCCTCTATACACGCAAAGGCAACTAAACGGGTTGCGAAACTACTGCGATTATCGTGGATCCATTTCTGTGCCCAATCGGACTTCTTTTTAATACAAGCAAAATTTTCAATTGCATTAAACAGCCTGTGCTTCTCTTCCTTTTCTTTAATATAGGTTTCTATTAAAAGAGAATAGGTGTGACTGTGGATATTTTCCATTGCAATTTGAAACCCGTAAAAAGCACGTGCTTCGGATACTTGTACTTCATTCATAAACCGCGACGCCAGGTTTTCCAAAACAATTCCATCACTCGCTGCAAAAAACGCTAAAATCATCGATATAAAATTTTTCTCGTCTTGATTTAAGCTGTCCCAATGAACCAAATCCTTTGATAAATCTATTTCTTCTGCTCTCCAAAAACAATCCACTTGTTTTTTATACATTTCCCACACGTCTTGATATTTAATTGGAAACATTACGAAACGGTTATCGTCAGGTGCAAGTAAAGGTTCAGTTAGTATTTTTGACATCCTAAATAATATATATGAAAGATTTTAAATTTATTTATTTAATAATAAAATAATTGTTTATTTTAAGAATGAATATAATTCCGATAAGACTACCAGTTGCAATGCCTTTAGTTAATAGGGATAAACAATTATTACAAATAGAAGATTTAATTGAATCCAAAAGAAGAATGTTACTCGAAAAACAGAAAAAAATACGATTTATTGCAAAACAAAATCGTTTTCTAGATGCAGTCAAAAACGATTATGTAAAATATTATAATTATATTGCTCAACAAAAACAAGATCAGATTACCGCACTCCAATTATTAGATAATTATATTCACGATTTAAAACACTCAGGGCAATTAAGCACCCACAATATTGAAGATGCTAAGATTGAACAGGATAAGATTCTGAGAGAGGTTAAGGCAATACAGAAAGGATTAGAATCTATTATGGAAAATACAAAACATATTGATTCAAAAATATAAATATAAATATCTAATTTGCTGCGCAGCAAGTATAAGTTACACCCGTTTGTGGGTTGCCAACACAGCCACCCGTCTCATATGTACAAACTCCATCCGTAAAATAATAGTTGGTAGTTCCCAATTGATTTGCGCAGTAGTTACACATCCACGCGCACCCAGTGCCTGAACCCACTGAAAATTGAATACACGTATTCGAAGTTAACAATTTAGGACTTTCGACACATACTTCACCAAAGGAAACTGTAAGAAAGGCAAGAGAAGCTAATACCACGAAAAAGTTCATTGTATTAGAAACATATACGTAGTCTTTATATATTAAGTATTTGTATTGATTTATTTCTCAAAAACAAATTAAGAGATTACAAAATATATTACAATAAAAAATTATTTTTAATATTATTTTAATATATATGTCTGGACCACCTCAGTTCTTAGTAGATTTTCAAAATAGTATGACCCAATTGGACTCAATGAATAAAAAAGTACAGGGTACTCTTGCAGAGAAAAATAGATTTAATAAAAAATTACAAGATAGATTGCAAAAAATTAACCAAATGATCCAACAACTAGCCGGTGTTATTAATAATTTAAAAGCGAAGGTTGATAGCTTACAAGGAGCGGTAAATACAAATTCTGCTTCTATAGGAGATAAAGATAAACAAATAGCTGATTTGACAAAACGTTTAAGTGATTTAGAAGCAGAAAAACAACAATTAACACAGAATTTAACAGCATTACAAACCCAAACTGATAATGAGAAGACCGCGTTACAACAAAAAATTGATGCGGATGAAGCTCAAATTCGCCAATTAACGGATGATAATACTTTAATTAAAAATAAATCCGATGCTTTAGAGACCGAATTAGCGAGTAAGGGTGATTTGCCTGCACAGCACGCGGAAGAAATTAAAAAACAGACAGAAGATTTTCAAGCGCAACTTGCGAAACAACAACAAGATAATCAAGCACAAATTGATCAACTGATGGCTCAAATAAAAGAGAAAGAAGATCAAATGGCTGCCTTACAGAAGCAACTACAAGATAAAACAGCTGAGGCAGATGCTCACGTTAAAAATATTACTGATACTCAAAATAAGGGAAAGTCAGAGATCGACCAATTAAATAAACAAATCACCGAATTACAAGCAACCAATGATGATTTAATACAACGAATTATTGCCGCAACACAAGCTATTATGTTAGCAAATGAAAATTTACGATTACTTTCTGAAACTGCCCCAAATATGCAAAGCGAAAAAGAAGTTGATAATTTATTAGATGAAATACAAAATTCGATTCAGACAATCAGTAATGCTATACAAGGAAATCCAACTCAATCCGCAATGTATTCGAATAATAAACAAAATAAAGTAAAAATAGATGTATTAGATGATAACGGACAACCAAGAAAAATAGATTTAGATCTATTAACAGGAAAGTTAAATGACGAATTCAACAAAGCTAAAACATCAGGAAACCCTGGAGCTGCTAAATTAGAACAAGCGATTAATATTTTGCGTGCAGGAGATAATAATGCATTATCCGATTTTTTAAATAATAACGGTTTTCGATTTTATAAGAATAGTAATAAAATAATATTTGGTGGTAAAAAACGCACGAAAAAACATAGAAAACAAAGGGGCGGATTTACATACAAGATGAACGTTAAACGAAGAAGTGTTCCTACATCTTCAAAAGGTTCAATTTCGAAATCTATTAGGTCAAGAAGCACGCATAGATCTAGTAAACGCAGTTAGAATTCTCTTTTAAGGACGACAACATACCCCTCAATTCTGGATAAAATAGACCACTATTTGTACAATTCCGCATAGTCTCCCTTTGCTTCAAGTAATTTAAATTAGAATATTTTTTTATAATATCTTTTCTACTTTTAATAACATTTTTCCAAGTACGCTGTATTATTTTTATCCAAAATGTTTTTAAAATAGCAACACATTCTTGGTTTTCCAAGTAAACGCATTCGGCTATCTCTGGTTTAATATAATTTTCTCTAGATATTATATTTTTATAGTTTCTATAAATACTGTGATTGTCAATTGCGGCGTGACGATCATTTATTAAACTTATATAATACGCATTGAAGTCGTCGGTGTAATCATCTATATAATCCGTATCTAATTGTTTAAATCTACAATATACTAGATAGCTTGATTTAACCAACGCATCAGTGGTTTCCCCGTGCAGCCCTTCATTGTATAACTCACACAATATTATATTGTAGCGCGTTACACTCGCCTCGTCCGAATCATAAACTACACTGTCATCGTCATCATAATCTACATCATATTCGTCTATATAATCACTTTCTGTGTCAGCATTCGACATTTTATTATTTATTATTTATATTTAATTCATATAAATTATAATTTATTCAATTTTTTTTAAATATTATATATATAAATGAAGCTTAAATCATCTGTATCGAAATTCCTTACAAACAAGTTGGTATTAAATATAGTTTCCATACTAGCTTTATTAAATGTAATCGGATATATGGTTATGGGAAATTTAAACAGTGTAGTATTTTTCATAGTATTAGCTGTTCTAGTTAGATACTTTAGTAAAAATATGATCATTGTTTTAGGGGTCCCTCTTGTTTTGGTGAATTTATTATCTTTAAACGGGATGTCTTATGGTATTGAAGGGTTTGAGGATAAAAAACACAGTGAAACTATAGATAAAATTAATGAAGAAAAAAGACGAAAGGATCAAACTCCTATTTTACCGTCACAAGTTCACGAAACTGGTGAAAAAATGAAAGACGTCAGTGCCTCAAATGAAACCAAATCTGATGAGCATTTTGAAGTAGGACGTCCGAAAAATGGCGGAACAAAAATTGATTATGCTTCAACGATTGAAAATGCTTATGACGAATTAAATAAAGTTCTAGGAAGTGAAGGTATGAAGAGTTTAACAGATGATACGCAGAGATTAATGAAACAACAAATGGATTTGGCGAAATCTATGGAAGGTTTAGCTCCTCTTGTTGAAAAAATGATGCCTATGGCACAAAAAATGCAAGGTATGATGGAAAGTATGGACACAAAAGGCAGTGGAATGTCTGGAATTATGGAAATCGCACAAAAAATGACCAAGGGGTTGAGTGGTACACCAACCAAATAAAACCGTACAACGATAAATAGTTTTATTTTGGCAGTCCGATATTTATATTATATAATAATTATATAATATGAAGAAATGTCCACCTGGAGTTATATGTATTGAAAATTATTCAATTTTTTTTTTAGTAATTTGTATTGTAATTATAGTGTATTTACTTTATAATAATATAAGAGGTCAAAACATTGTGGTGAATAACAAACCATCTGAAAAAATTGTTATCAAAGACACAAAAAGAGAGATGGGTAGCAGTTGGTTTGGTGGATTTATTCCTAGTTGGCCATACACAAATTTTGTTTATAGTGACCCACTATTGAATCCTTACGCACCCCCATTGAGAGATGAACGATATTTTATTCCAGGATTTAATGGGGTTCCTCCAGGGGCAGTTCCTATTAATGTATCAACGAATATTGGCGCGGTTGATACATCTTATAGACAATTAGGTATTTTAACACCATTAAACGGATCTAGTAAAGATAGTATTATACCGTTGATGGGACGCCCATTGTTTACCAATCGTGATAAATGGCAATATTATTCCACAAGTAATCAACATAATAACGTGAAATTGCCTGTTTCACGTGCAGGTAGAACTTGTACAAATGAATATGGTTGCGATAAATTATATAATGGTGATACTGTTTATATTGAAGGAGTAAACGATGCTTATAAAGTAACAATGTATGATAATGATACCATTAAGTATTTACCGTTTGTATAAAATATTAGTCAAATATTTATGTCTGGTTTTCATATATATTTTGAATTTCTTCGTCTTCAAAATAAGGTTCGCCTTCAGCTGCATTTATTCTACCCAAAACTTTCTCTTTAAATGCGTAGACATCATTACAGTCGTCTGCTAAAGGTTTCCTGCAAAGCGGACACAGGGGGTTTTCTTCATTACTATCACAAACCCTTAACATACAATTGTTGTGGAAAATATGACCACAATCTGATTTATATATTGCTTGATTCGGTGTGTCTATAAAATTTTCTAGACAAATAGGACACGAAACATTTTCAGTGACTGCTTCATCTCTACTGTTTATCCATTCGCCTCCACCGATATATTTTTTTGTTTTATGGTGTTTTGATTTTTTTGGTTTTTGTATTCTAAATTTACGTGTTTTACGTTTTTTAGATCCACCGATGGAAGCCATTGTTTCTGCTGCTTTATTCACAGAATCAAACCCGTTTTGTATATTTCCTTCTGGAGTAACTTGTACGGTTTGCGAAACCTTTTCTGAAACCTTGTCTGATATGTAATCTACTACTGCATTTAAAGCATCTTTTACTTTATCTTTAACTATATCCTGTTGATCAATAGGCACATTATTTTCAATTGAAACAGCCTGAGTTCCTGCTAAAGGAGAATCTGTTGTACTAGGTTCAGGTAGAATAGTTGTTTCTGGTATTACAACATCTGTATTGGTTGTTTCTGGTACTACCGTTTCAGTTGTTTCTGGTAATACTACATCTGTAGTTGTTTCTGGTAATACTACATCTGTAGTTGTTTCTGGTAATACCACATCTGTAGTTGTTTCTGGTAATACTACATCTGTAGTTGTTTCTGGTAA